CCAGCCCATCAAACTCCGTGCCACCACCAACGCCGCTGTCACCGTTGATGAACATATCGTGGAACTTGGCAATGGTCGCCTTTGTCTTCTGTGCGATCTGGAACATGACGTGATCGACGACCTGCGTTTCATTGGACATTATAACGCGGTCAACCTGGAAGGAGCCGCCAAAAATCTTCAGGTTGACGGTATGCTGCGCGGTGGCGGTTTCCTGCGGCGTGTATTCGGTGTTGATTGCGCGTACATCAGCGGTCGGCTGCGTAGAAATGCGGTTGTAGACGTATGCCATGGTCTTGCCGCCCTGGGGCTTGACGCAGTTGTCAAACGGCAGTTTGTCAAGCAGCGCGGACTTGCGAAATTCATCGATGACGAGTTTGGTAAGCTTGGAATCGCTCAACTGCTGAGCCTGGGATAGTGTAATAGCCATTCAGTGGGCCTCCTAAAATCTTGTGGTTCATAAGGTCTCCGTTTTACATCCGTCGATGATCTTCCGGCGCAAGGCCGTGGCTGCCACGTGTATAAAGCCCACGCGTAGGCATAAGAAAAGCGCAGCCCTTGCGGATTGCGCCTGGTCCCCGAAAACCTTGATATTCATGACGGAATTAGTGTTATGTAATCAGTAAATGCTTGACTTCCAGTTCATAGTGAGCCAGTAATCGTAGTACCTTATAACGAAGGAGATACTATGATGCTTGATTTACAAGGCTTTCAGCTCTATCTGATGCGGTTGGAACGAAGCGAAAATACGATTACCAGTTACCTGAGAGACGTGACTGCGTTCCTGCAATGGTACGACGATGATCCTGCAACTATCCAGGAAATGACGCTGATCCACTACAAGCGAACCCTGAACCAGCAAGAAAAAAGCATCATCACTGCCAACCGCAAACTGGCCAGTGTCAACGCTTTCTGCCGGTACCTGTGTGATGTGGGGATCCTGCCCGAAGCTTACGCAGTGAAGTTGACGAAGAACCGCGACAGACCGGAGTATAAAGGGGTGCCCTTGTCGGAGCTTCATTCGCTGCGAGAGAGTATCATTGCAAGCGGCAATGTGATGCACATCTGCATCATCGAGCTGCTGCTGGCAACGGGAATCCGGGTGAGTGAATTGACGGGCATGAAGCTGTCAGATATCAATTTGGGAGAAAACAGCAGCATTCGTGTTCGTGGCAAGGGCAGCGTATACCGCACAATCCCGCTGAACGATGCTGCAACGGCAGCATTAGCAGAGTATCTCATCGTTCGCGGAAATTCAGGCAGTAACCGCTTGCTGGTGGGGCAGCGCGGTCCGCTGGGACGTGGTGCCGTGGAGATCATCCTCGGCAACTACGGCAAAGCGCTAGGTGTGAAGGTCACGCCGCATATGCTCCGCCACAGTTTAGCATACCAGCTCATCAAGAGCGGCGTTGCCATGACGACGATCCAACAGATCCTAGGGCACGAGAGCATCCTGACCACGAACCTTTATACGCAAACCACAGCACAGGATAAGGCGGACGCTCTCGCTGCGCTGGTTTGGTGATAATTGGATTCTTGTGTCAGTTATTTCGCGTTACCGTTCACGATAAAAGATGCGTATGTTTTTGAGTCGGTTTCGATGAAATTGAGCAGTTCATGGTAACCGCGATCGAATGCCATCTGCTGGACAGTTGCGATATCAAACATATTTGTCAAGCCGGTGTCGCGGATGGCCAGCACCTGCAGCTTCACTGTCTCGCTCAGTCCAGGCAACCGCCGTACATTGTCCTCACCGTATGCAACGTTCAGATGGCTGCCGTTATCCCAGGCAACCATGATCGACCCGATATCGTCGACACCGATAACGGTGCCCTTGGTGCCGATGGGTGGCGCCTGTGGATCATCCATCCAAACGAGCTCTATTCGGGCGCCTTTTGGGTACTGGGTGCGTATCTGCGCCACCTGCTCGGCTGTCGGGAATTGATTGTGTGCCATTGCTGTATCCTCCGAAAACACAGATTGGAGTAGGGTTTTGCTTTACTGAGTGACATATTGGCTCACCTTGGAGGAATTAGCAAGGGGGAACCAGGCACAATCTGCTGTTATTACACATCCGTACTGCACGACGCCTCGCCGTCCAGACCTTCCATAAGCATGTTTACCTTCTGAATGCTGATTTCATCCACTTGCATGTCATGCCGATCCCGCCATTTGTGAGGCTTGCGGTTTTTGAGCCAAAAGATCATGGCGATGGTGTCACCGGCTAGCGCCTTTTTAAGTAAAGCGTTTTCAACGGCGAAGTCCACGACCTCTTTGCCCTTTTTTAGGGCATTACAAATCGTACTATAATCGTTCTTCCAGGCGTAAAGCGTTTTGACGTTGATTCCAATATTATGTGCGATCTGCTGATCCGTCAGACCATCACGCGCCCAACCCTGGAGCAGGATCAGACCATCAGCATCCAACCACTTTGCATATTTACCCTTAGCTATGGTGACCATCCCCTTTTCCTAATGGATTACGCTTGTTATGGCGATTCTCATAATGAAAGAGCGCCTGCAGATTTCTCTGCGGACGCTCCTGTGTCTGTTTTACCAAAGACATCGTATCAGGTGTTACCCTGGGACGCAAGTGCATTCCGATGAACTTCCATGAAGCCATCCGTTTTTCTTGAGGAAAGGGAACCGCCCATTTCGTCAAGGAGCTGCTGGAAAGCCTCCAACGCTCTTTTATGCAGCTCGTGCACCCAGCGAACCGTGCACTGCAACACAGATGCGATCTCTTCCCAGGAATGGAAACAGATATACCGCTGCTCCAGCAGAATCTGGTAGTCTTTGTTTTCAACACCCGCGATCGACGTCGCGATTTCCATCTTCAGATTGACCAGAGCGTCAATCGACGCATTGATTTCATTCTCCACCTCGACCAGGTGCAGAATGGTATCCTCCAGAGAAGACACATTGCGCGTATGAGATACGCGATCGCGGTCAAAGGACACTGTGACTTTCTGGGTCAGTGCTCGTAATGATTCCAATTGTTCCAGCTTACCGCTGATCCGCAGGTCCAGTTTATAGGCCTGGCTGAGATATTCCTTTGCTGTCATTCGGCTTCCTCCAGTGCTATTTGTTTTTTCAGATCACGCAGCAGCCTGCTGCCATCCAGCGTGCAGAGAACGTTGAACCACTCGGAGCAGAAGAACTGCTCGATGCCGCGTATTTCCTGCTCTGTTTTGGGTTGATGCGGATGCATTCTATTCCTGTATTGCGCCAGGCGATAATCCTCGACCGCCTGTAGGATAATAGCCTCCGCCAAAGCCTGCCAGCCATCTTCGCCGGCGTTGCTCATGTCCACACCCTCAACTGCCTATCCATCATTCATGTCCTCCGAAGTCCTGGTTTGGGATTGCCATGAAACCTCCCTACTTCCTACTGGACAGGGAGAGCGAGAGAACCGTAGTCGTTTGAAAAACATTTTTAATGGTGCCTGACGAGTAATCTCCTCCGTATAGCTCCCCTGAGACAGCGGTTCGTTCCTTGACCGTCTTCCCGGACGATGTTCTGCCGAATAGGAACAGAACGCGCTGCCAAGACGATTCTTAGGTTTATCACGGGAATGGAACTGCCTATGATATTTTTCAAAAAAATAACCCCAAACTATAGACATCCGATTTCAGGTATGTTATTATTAATCAAGGCATCCGATATTAGATACGTTAAACCAGTTATCATAAGGAGGTTTTAGCAATGAAAGCTACATTCGATGATTACCTGTACGAAAACCCACCTTGCAGAAAATTCAATAGTGATGTTGATGCAAAAGCCATTTTTGACCTACTCTCTCAAGACGACTGCATAATCCAAATGGTCGATGCTTCCGAGGCTGGAAAACCGGCGCTTACGCCTGTTGTACAAGTTGTAGAGGAATATTTTGATACACATTCTCCGCTCGATTTTGATCTAAAAAAGACATTTCCCAGAACAGCTGTAGGCTGCATGATTAAAAGCATTCTCGCACCTTTTGGCTACTTGGTTCTTTCTCCTGCGACAAGGGCACAGAAGGATCTGCCCAAAGCTGCAAAAGCGAAATATTTCACATCAGCATCTTGTTATGAGAAAACAGGGAAGGCAACCATGCAAATCGTCCGTACAGTCGTGGAAGTCTAGAGAACCAATAGTCATCGTACGCTATACACAGATTCCCCACCACCGAATCCGCATCGAATCGCCCGGTCCAATGCCATGATTGTGGCAACCGCACCATCGATGCTTTCGGTGGATTTCTCTTTGTCCGGTTTGATGTTCCGGCAGGATCAATCCGTACGAAAATGTTGTCCATCATCCACTGCAGTACTGGCTGCCCACCATGAGCAATCCTACTTCCAGTGTCAGTTTGATGAGTGCCTTGGATGGCTGAGACATTCCCCCTAATTCCTTCCGGACAGGGAGAGTGGGAAATCCGTAGTCGTTTGGAAAACAATTTGTCATAGTGTCTGATGAATGATTTCCTCCGTATAGCTCCCCTGAGACAAGTTGTCGTACGAAGGTTGTCGCAGCCGGAAACCTTTATGCCATAAGACTTTCAGGATCCAGCTGAGACAACTTTGGAAAAATTCCCTATATATTACTTACGCGGGTATACGGGTGTCAATCCAGCCAACCCTTATTCTTGCTTTTTCAATATATAAGATATAGTTGTCTCACTTGTCGTAAAGGGCTCTCAAAGATAGAGTACAATGATGGTTGCAATTTAGGAAAAGGAGAATGGAAAAGCCATTAGGGCTCCGAAAGAATGAATTGAAGAGAAACATTCGAAAGGAGTACCCCCTAATGGCACAAGGAAAGCGTACCATAAACCTGACGGAATTACTACTGGAATGCATCGGAAAGCCCGACCCAATGCTGGGTATGCTGGAATGGCTCTGCGACCAGCTCATGGAAGCGGAGATATCCCAGCAGCTGGGAGCAAGAAAGAACGAGCATAGCGAAGTACGGGAAGGATATCGCAGCGGTTACCGGCCCAGACGGCTGGACACGCGCATGGGAACGATGTACCTGCTGGTGCCTAAAGCCAGAAACGGCGGGTATATCCCATTCTTCATCACCGAGCGTAAACGAAGTGAGGCTGCATTAGTTGAGGTGGTACAGGAAGCGTTCGTACAAGGCGTGTCCACGCGTAAGATCGAGAAATTGGCCAAACGGCTGGGTATTGAGAACCTTTCGCGCAGCCAGGTCAGCGAGATGACAAAAGGGTTGAACGAGCAGGTAGAGGCCTTCCGCAACCGTCCTTTGTCCGATACCTCCTATCCGGTGCTCTGGGTGGATGCGCTGTATGAGAAGGTGCGTTTCAATGGCAGAGTGGTTAGTATGGCAATCCTGATTGTATGCGCTGTGAACAGCGAAGGCAAACGGGAAGTGCTCAGTATTGAGCCGATGCTGGAAGAAACGAAAGAGAGCTATTCACAGCTGTTTCAAGGTCTCAAATCACGCGGCTTGGCAACCCCTGCACTGGTCGTTTCAGACGCGAATGCTGGCCTAGTTAGCGCGATCCGGCAAAGCTTTCCCGGAGCATCCTGGCAGCGATGCAAGGTACACTTTATGCGGAATATCCTTGCCCATGTATCACACGGTGAAAAGGACGCTTTTGCCAAACAGCTCAAAGAAATCTGGTTGGCGCCAACCGAGGTACTGGCTAGGCAGAGAGCTGAGGCACTGGCCAAAACCTACCAGAAGCGTTTCCCCAAAGCGATCGATACGCTGGATAACGGGTTGGAGGATTCCCTTTCCTTCTACAGTTTTCCGGCTTTGGATGCCCGCAAGATCGCCTCAACCAACATGCTGGAACGCTTGAACAAGGAAATCCGTAGGCGAACACGGGTTGTCGGGATCTTCCCCAATCAGGAATCGTATGTGCGGCTGGTAACGACTTACCTGATTGAATACGCCGAGGACTGGTCAGTCTCCCGCGCCTACCTCAGCGTGCAGTCCCTGCAGGAACTGCTGGATAAAGCCGCCTGACGCAACTTTCGGAGCCCTGAAATTGCAACCTTTTCTTGACACTAGCCTCTCAAACCCTTGATCTATCAGGGTTTCTCTTGTGAGACAACCTTGGCATAGATTCGCTGTTCTCCGTAGATGGGGATCCGTTTCTTCGTTTTGGTCCTTTCCCAACCGCTAACGCAGGTCATCAGGGCTGCTAGTGAATAGGAGTCGGCAGACTTGAGCTCAGCCAGATTCCTTCCGAAACATTCAGCCCAGATCTCTGCATTGCAGACCATCTTGCGTTGGACAACGCCCTTTGGCGATGTCGGAGCATTCGGATCCGCGATAAAGTTCCGGCGAGAGTAGACATCCATCTCATTCCAATTTTCAGGCAGCAGGGTATTCAGGTACTCCTCCACCATGCCCTGACGCTCATCGACCTCCATGGCACCACGCTGCGCTTCCTCAGCGTCACGGATCATATCGCCCTCCAGATACAGCTTCTCGCCGCTCTCCCAGATGGCTTTGGCTTCCGCCCAGATCTGATCGCGTTCGTAGTCGGTGAAGTTCCACTTTTTGACCTGTTCCTCCTGGTGCAGCTTCACGATCCAGAAGCGGCGGTTGCCAGTGATATCCCGCAGATACCCGCGTTCCCCGTTGACCGATGCGATGATGATGCACTGGCGCGGGTGGCTCTCCACTACCTTGCCATAGCTGGGACGATACTTGTCGTCCGACGTGGACAGGAACGCTTTCACTTTTTCGATGTCGGCCTTTTTCATCCCAGCCAGTTCCCCGATTTCGATGATCCAGAACCCCTGCAGCTTCTCAGCGCCGGCTTTGTCGTTCATATCCGTGAGGGATAGCGTTTCAGAGTAAAAGGCGTCACCCACGAGGTCCTTGAACAGCGTCGATTTACCGATGCCCTGTGCGCCGTCGAGGACGAGCACGCTGTCAAACTTGATGCCTGGATTGTAGATCCGGGCGATCGCCGCTGCAAAGGTTTTCCGGGTGACCGCCCGCACATAGGGCGTATCGTCGGCTTGCAGACACCGGACCAGCAGCGACGGCACACGTTCCACGCCGTCCCATGGCGCAAGGCTGTCCAGGCAATCCCGGACCGGGTGGAATCTCCGGTCGTCGGCGGCTTTGGTAAAACAGACCTCATGGTTGCGGCTGGAAAACGTTACGTAGCGCACGTCCAGCAGCGCTTTCAGCTGCGCTGTGTCGGCATCCCGCCAATACTTGTTGTGTTCCGGCCTGTCCCACGGCAGCTCCCCTGTGACCTGGATTCGATATGCCATTTCGTTATAGGCGAAGTTGGCGAAGTCGGGGTCATGGTTCAGGATGAGCATCTCATTCCAGACGCTGTTTTCCAGCACGCTGCTCCGGGGCATGTACTGAAGAAGCGTTTTCCAGTTGTCTGATTCTGTATCAAAGTCAGATTGCGCCTGTGCCTGCCGTTGCGCGTCAAACTCCAGCTTGACCCTGTCGAGGGATATGGCGAAGTCCAGCATCGCTTTCAAGGATTTCTTTTCGTCGAGATCGGAGAACTTATGCGTTTTGACCAGATCGAAGGCATTGAGCAGCTTGCCGCACGCCGGATCGGAGGCATGGTGGGAGTAAACCCACTTATCGTCATAGATGACCACGCCTGCAGTGGATTCTGCCTTCGCATACTGGTAGCGTCCTTCAACCACCGCCGGCTCGTAGACGTCGGCCAGGAACTCGTCGATCGCCTCCTCGATTGGGTAGGCGGTGCAGAACGCACCGATCACCCCGCGTTTTTCAAGCGGATCCAGCTGACTCTTGGCAGCATGCTTGCGTACTTCCGACTCGCGAGAGGATGTCGGCCATTGGGTGACATCACGCCAGTCGTCGTACATATTCAGGTATTTGTCTGGATCGAGCGGCGCACCGTATTTCTCGTCAAAGATGAATTCCCCGTTTGACGGGCAGGACGCCCAGAACATCATGCGGTTCGCTTCATAGGTGGTATCGTCGAAATAATCCAGCCCGAACTGCTTGGCGATCATGCGCATCAACGCGGGATATTCGTCCTCGCTGACCTCGCGGGAGAACGGGAAGACAATGCGGTACCGGGGTGCTTCAGGCCGATGGCTATGGGAGGAATAGAGGAAATAGGTCACTCTGGCAAGTACGGTCGCGGTGAGACCAAGGAAATCGACATCTTTCGGGATATGGTCCGCGTCAAGCGCGCCGATCCAGCGGCCGATGACATGACCGTTCTTCCGCAGACCGTCCCTGAGCCAACCGCCTACAAACCCACCATGGTCTTTTTTCCGAATCCTCTGTTCTCTGGTCATTTTTGCGTATTCTTCTGCGGTCTCTGTGGTTCGGAGTGGTTTTCGGTTCCTGTCGACGATGTATTCCCAGGGACGTTCCTGGTTCTTATATTTTTCGT